ACGATCAGTTTGCTGTCAGGCTTTTTGCCCATCACATAGGCAGGGAACAGATAGCTGCCGAGTTGGGACTTGCCGTGCCGGGGCGGCATGGCAATCATCAGGCGCTTGCATTCACCAGAGACGACACGGTCAAGGGCTGCAGCGATACGGATGTGGTGTTCCCCAACGAGCATCTCGGGCCACACGTATCGACAGAAATCGAGGAAGTTGCTTGTTGCACGTTCCTGCGCGTCAAGGAGCCTGAGCCGTAGCTCAAGGCGTAGTTCCTCTTCGCGAATATCATCAGGTTTTGACATATGCGCAAATATACCCGGGCTTTGCGTTTCTGGGAACAAGGGGGTGTTTTGTGGCCCCCGGGGTCAAGTTTCAAGGAGGTTTTCCTTGGGCAAAAATCGGGATAGGGGCGCTGTCTGCAGATGACGGGCTGTTTATGGCCCTCCCCCCTGAGGTGTACCCCTGTGTCTAATGGTGCTGCGGGCCCACCCACCCCCGCCACCACCTGTTGGGAAAAATATTGACAAGCGAAGCGCTTGTCAATAGGGCAAAGGCTATCAAAATATTAGCGTGATTTATTGTTCCTATGATGTTGTAAGTTATTGATTTATAAGGACATTTTGTCCAGCCCTCGGCTGCACAAACCTGTAAGTGCGTGAACTGGTGAGGTTGGTGTGTGTCCTGTGCGCAAGTACAGGACACAAACAAAAAGGCCCGCCGGGTGGCGGGCCTTGGACCGTGCGGGTCTGGTCTGGTCAGTTGCAGCGCAGTTCGTAGACCGGGACCTCTTTGACTTCGGTTCCGACCTGTACCCGCTCGCATGTCACACTGTCGGACCTGATCCGGGCATGGACCTGAATGCATACATCGTCCATCTCCAGACTGTAGGTCTTGCTGTAGTTGCCAGCGTCCACCTCTTCGCGGACCGTGTCGGTCCACTGCATGAACTGACCCAGCAGGTCAGTGAGGCGTTCATCCTTGAACCCGTTCAGACGGTACAGGCTCACGGACAGTGTGGGCTTCGTGTTGGACCAGAAGTAGACGCTGACATATGAGTGATCGTCACTCAGACCCTTGAATGCTGAACCGTACTTTGCGCGAAGCAGCATGCGCTGCTTCTGCAGGGTCTTAGCCCGCTGCTGCAGGGTGCGGGCAGTGTCACGCTCTGACTTGATTTCGGAATTGATCGCTTGGATCAGGGGATTGACTTTGCGGGTGGTACTCATGACTCTATCCTTTCTAGGGTTTCACTGCAGCACCGTGCTGCAGTGATTACATTATAGCGGACAATTTGTCCGCTGTGCAACTATTTAACGAACTCGGACCACTAGGTCCAGATCATTGATCGCGCTCTCGATCTGGTCGCTGATGTCCAGATTGTTGTTGACCCAGCGCTCCACCCGATCGTCCACATTGTCCTCGAATGCGCAGGTGCCACTGGCCGCCCATTCATCCATCTTTTCTTCGAGGTTCGAGTCCAGCCATTCGACCACACTTTCTTGTACCTTTTCCTGCAGGCCTTCGGCATGCTTGTCGATTTCCTGCGCGACCAGATCGCGCACCCATGCTGCTGCGACTTCCTGCGCGGGGCTCGGACCCTGCGACTGGGTCCATGCGTTGGCTGCAGTGTTGACCAAGACCATGATAGCGGTCAGCATGGCAGTCTTGTCAGACTCCACGGACAACGCAGACATGATTTCATGTGCATATGTCAGCGCCTGATCGACATCACATCCACGTGATGCGAACAAGTTGCTGGTGTGTTTTGCGAATGGGTTATTGGTGCTCATGACTCTATCCTTTCTAAGTTGCTGCAACAACGTGTTGCAGTGATCACATTATAGCGGACATTTTGTCCGCTGTGCAAATTATTTTTTGCTGTTGGCCAGAACCCGGCGGGCCTCGGTCGCGTTGAATTGGCAGTAGTTCCTGATCCGGCTGCGGGCATCGGTGTGGTGATGGCGCACCGTAAAGAACAGGGCGCGGTCATTCATGGCCCGGGCAAACTGCGAATAGTCGCAGTCCTCCTCGAGATGGGCCAGCATGCCCCGCATGTAACTGTAGGGCGTGATCTGGTCCAGCAGCCCCAGCCGCTCGAGCAGGGGCAAGGGCACGGCAAGCCACCCGTGCCCCGGGTCTTCGTAGAAGTTCAGGCGCATGATGTCACCTCCTCCAGTGCCCACGCTGCAGCGTCATAGTCGGGGCCGCTGCGGGCGGCATGGTTGATGATCTTCAGCAGCGCATCATGGGCGCGGGTCTCCTCCCAGTTGGGCACCTCGCAGGACTGATACATGAGGCAGTCGCAGGCCTTGATGATCTGGGCGGGGCTTAGGCGCTGGGCTTCGGGGCGGTGGGTGAACGTGTACTCGCGGGGGTTCTTTTCGCGATAGCGGAAGTCCACCGAATCAACGTTCGCGTCGAACAGTTGACGGGCCAACGATGCCGGGGTGACGGTAACAGGGAAAACCGGGACCCGGTCGAACATGCACCAACTGACAATTGCGTCGATGTGGTACGGGCTGACAATGAAAGCGCTCATGGCTCTATCCTTTCTGAATCCCGGCGCACTATTGCGCCGGGTGTGGACATTATGCCCGAATCGGGCAGCGGGTCCAATTGATTTTTTCAATTGCCCGGGCCCCGCCGATAGCGGGGCCCGGGGCATGGGACACGGCCCGGGGACCCCGGGCCACGCGCCCCGCGCCACGTTTCAGGCGGCAAGGGTCAGGGACCGGGGGCCAAGTTTCCCCGGCTGCACTTTACCCGGCCCGGACCCTATTTGAGAATGATTCTCACTCGAGAATCCGGGCTTTTGAGAATGATTCTCAGTTAGTTAAGCGGCCAGCAGTTCAAGGGCTCGATTTTTCAGCGCGGCCCCGGTGCCGAACCATGCGGATTCCATGCGGGTATTCGCGCTGCGGCCCCGCTCATGATCCACCAATTCGGTGACAGCGTTAAGCATGCCCCAGCGGGTGCCAGACACCCCGGGGATGTCCGCCCCGATGGCCTTACCGTTGAACAGTTCCAGAACCCGGCGATATGCGCGGCTTTCCTCCACGGGGGTGCCGGGGGTTTTATATGGCTCGAGCAGTGCCCGCACAAATTGATCCGCCTCGCTCTCGCTCAGGCTTTCCCCGGCCAGTTGGCGGGATTGAATGAGGAAGCGCTCCCACGCGCCGGACACTATGCCAAGGTCTTGACGGACCCGGTCCGCATCGAATCGCTCACTGTGCAGCACTCGCACGGCCTCGCCACTACCCAGCGCTGCGGTTATGGTGTTGTGGCACACCACGCGCACACTGGTGAACTTTGCGACTGTGGCCATGGTGCCATCGTAAGAGGTGCCCAGCAGCACATAAGGGCGCACCACATCACCGCCCAGCACTTCGGCCCCATCGTTGACCCGGGCCAGTCCCCACACCCGGCGGCCATGCGATAGCACCCCGGCGGTCTCAAGTTCAAACCCGCCAATTTGAACCAATTTTTCAAAAAAGCCCATCACTTCGGCAGGCTGCACCACGTGATAACTGTCAGACACCACGGCCAAGGCCCCGCCCGTGTCGCTGCGGTGCAGCACTTTGCGGCCTTTGAAGGCTTCGGGTTCGCTTGCGGCTTCGGTGCGATACAGCACCGGGGACTCCAGCACCGTATACGCTAACCCCGCCTCGCGGGTCCATTCGTCAATTGACGCGCCGGGGGTCAGTTGCTGCCCCAAGTTGTGCCAAGGGGCTGCCCCGGTGTATGCCATCGCGGCGCGGCCTGTGGTTGTGTCGATCATGTGAGCCATAACTCTATCCTTTCTGGTTGTGCCCCTCACACTGTGCGAGCGGCATGGGTGAATAATAGTCTATTTTTGGGTGTCGTCCAATTGTATTTTTCTATCGGGTTCAGTCGTCCCATTTTCCAAACTTATCGACCAGATACCACCCGATCAGGAACAGCAGCAGCACGAGAATGAACATTAAACCGCCCTCCCGATATCACCCGCCACATGATGGCGCAGCATCGAACCGGGCGGCAGTGAGCGGGCGAACTTTCGCAGCGTCTCGCCGTCATCCATGGGCGCGGCTTTCTTGGTGCCATGCCATGCGATAGCAGTCGGGCCGCTCGCGGCATAACATCCCCCGGCCTGATCGGTGCCCACTTTTTTGGCCCCGCTCCCATGGGCCACGAATACCACCACCTCCCGGCGGTCCCCACGGGCGCACAATGGGCGGCCACCGCCACACTGTGCACACGTGAACGTCTCGGACAATTCAGCGGGGCAGCGATGAAAACGCACACCGTCCACAGTTTGCGGCCACTGGTCCGCCGTATCCTTCGGCGCGGCCAGCACTGCAGGGCGGCCCGATTTCACAGCGGCCACAGCATCGCCCACGGTGTCACATGATGCGTTGATCACAGTTTGACCCGGCTTTGCGATGGGCAACATCCACGCCGCAAAGTGAGAATAAGTCCACGCCGTGCCACCACGGGGGACAGCGTCAAGCAGTGCGGCCAAATAATCCACATCCACCAATTGCGCCCCGGTTTCACTTTTCGGGTGCAGTTTGCAGGACTGCGGGCAGGTGCTATAGGTCTCATGCTGGCCACTGCGGTAAGTGACAGCGATGGGGCCCGTTTTCCTGTTGGCCGATACGGCTACGGTCTTGATCATGACTCTATCCTTTCTGTTGTGCAGCACTATGCTGCGAGCAAATCATAACCTAAGGCGGTCCGAATGTATTCGATCCGTTCAGACAATTTAGTTGTGACGATGGGCTCCACAATGAACAAACCCATATAAAAACCCCGCCCCCACTCTATCGCAGCGCGTTTTGTTTTGAAAATGCGCGAGGGTTCGGTTTTGTTGGTGTGGACCCAATAAACGAAGCGCTTTTTTTGCATGACTCTATCCTTTCTGTAGTTGGTTCGGACATTATGCCCCAGCCCTGAAAAATTGTCCAATTGATTTTTTCAATCGACTTCACGATTCCGATAGCGCGGCCTTCAACTCGTCCCATCGCATGCCACGATTCGGCCAGTCGCGCAGCGGGGGCAAGCGCAAGCCGGATTCAGCAAGGGCGACAGCGTCCCGGCCATGGTAGAGAAAAATTCGACCCGGGCGCGACAGCGTCCCCTTGTAATGGATCAAGACAAAGCAAGCGCGGCCCTTCAAAGCGTGACGGGTCAAGAAAGCAATTTGATGGGGGCGAAGCGATACCTTCAAGCCCCGCTCCACCACCTTCAACTCGACAGCGACAAAGCGCGAATCGATGCCGATCAAGCAATCGGCAATTCCAAGGTTCACCCGGTTTTCAATCCGTTCGATGTCCACGCCTAAGGGCTGCAAGCCCTCGCGCACACGCGAAGCAAAGGCGGCCTCAGGTGTCGCCATCACCGGGCCCCATATCGTTGTCCCGCTCAAAGATGTCAGGGGGAGGCTCTGCCACGGGCGGAACAAAGGCAGGGTCTCGCTCTCGCTCGATGGTTTCAATCACCTCTCCACTTTTGGCATCGATCAGGGCAGTCGGGGGCGGTCCACCATACAGCCGTTTGATTTCATCCAGTTTGCGCTGCACCTCTTCCTTCGACATCGAATCGATGGTGCCATGTCTGATTTCCTTGCGGTCAACGTAGATTGTGCCCAAGGCTTGGCCACGCCGATACTCGGCCTGCACCGCGGCACCATACGCCCCCGCCTCGCGCGCCTTGTCTCTGATCAACTGCAGGTCCCGCATGTGCCGTTCGTAACTGGTGTTGTACTTCGAGTTCAACTCAGCGCGGTAGGCCTGAATCGCGGCCACCACGTGC